CCCAGATCATATGGATACTCTGATCTCCTTCCTCCTAGGACAACCTCTGGAGATGTTGGTCCATTCCCATAACTTCCAAATATCATTTCGAGATGTTCCCCGTTCAATTCATGTGCAAATTTTATGTCATCAAGGCAGGCACCATTCTCATAGAGCTGTCTGATCCTAGAGAAGCTCTCATTGACTGCATCTGTGAACGAATCAGTCTTTATGACTGAGCAGGCAGCCAATGAAAACTTGACCAGCGGAGTCAGAGACATTGTGTTAAGCATGAATGTTGAATTGAACTCATATATGAAATGTCCACTCGTTGCCTTTGGTGACAGCTCCATTGAATGTAGTCTTCTTGCCCATTCACTCGCCACACACAGAGCCGCATATTGAATACCAGCAGATTTGACGGATTTATCTATCGCAATCAATTCACCCTTATCATCAGAACTGAGTCTGGATCTCCTCTCCACGCAGTGTGGCAAACCTCTCCCTTCTCTCCATCTCTCAAAAAGAGCCCAACCGAAGTCATCACAGCCCAGTGCAAGTGTTGAGCTCGTGAAGTGCAGGATGCCTTGGCCCATATCAGCAGTCAGCTGAACTGAGGTAGTTCCATCTTTGAGATAGAGCTCTTTCAAAACATCAAGATGGTTTTCATGCTTCATGTCAGGATACATATTCCACATCCTAACCAACTCCTTAGGAAATTCCACTCTCTTGTCACAGTGAGACATCAATATAGACTCACACAAGGTTCTTGTCATCTTGTCATGTTTGCCTGTCTGGAAGAGTGGCATGAATATTGTGGGTATGAACTTCTGGCACCAGGTGGTCATGTCATCAGAGTTCTTGATGATCAGCAATTGCTTGTCCTTAGTGAAACTTCTGAGAAGACTGTCATGGTCCTGTTTCATGTAAATCTGCTTGTTCCTCCCTTCTGTCAACATCTCTCTTTCATCCAGCTCACAAATTTCTCTGCTGAGAGTCTCAACAAAGTTGATTATGATTCTTGCGATCATTCTTAGTATCAGAATCTCCCTAGTTCCTCCCCATTGATTTTTCTTGAACAGCTGAATCACGATATCTACGAAACCGCCTTTTGATCCCATCTCAGCAATTATCACATCTCTAACTGTCAGCATGCCAAGATTTGACAAGTCAGTGACAAATTTTATGCATTTGGATCTTTGTCCCAAGGTCTTCCAGCTCATTTCATTTGTTTTGTCAATGGACTCCTTGATCTCCCAGACAGATGCTTTGAAAGTGGCAAATTCTGATAGCCTCCTATTCAACAATTTAACACTATTCTCCTTGAATTTCATCTGTGTCTTGCTTAGCAATTTCCTTGAAGATATTGTGACTGCTCTTCTTGAGAAATAATGGGCTCCTTGGTTGTTGTGTTTACAGTGCTCAACATCTTCCTCAAAGCTATGAATACCCATTATGTGATTGGACTTCCTTTGATCAGACCTGGATTCAAGTTCCTTGTCCATTTCTCTCTTCATTTTGTGCATCTTAAGCATGATCTTAAATGCGTCCTGAGTTTTGTTTTGTCTGTTGATGTTGTAACAACAACCTAGATACATCTCATTGATAGAATAGGAAACTGGCACTGATTCTCCAGGAGTGAACAACCTTGGAACCTTCCCTGAGATACCTACCTCTGAGTCCATCTCTGTCCTCCTCTCCAGCTTGAGCATCCTTCTCAAGTCTGTGGACAGCACTTCTCTAACAAATCTTCTCACTCTCTGCAATATCACACTCTGGATCACTGATCCCACTCTTTCTGGAAACTTCTTGATAACCATGTGTGGCTTCCTGTCTCCAATTGACTTCATGAATATGTATCTTGTGTTCTCAATGGTTTGACTGGTCAGTAATTTATCCTCAAGAAAGACAAGTGAGATAAACTGAGAAGACCCAGTCACATATTCCTGAATTCTTGCTGAGTGAGCGCTGACAGCACCTGTTTTCAATTGAGTAGACAGAACTCTGAAGGTGAGCCTGAGACGATCAGAACATCTGCTCCAATGTGTCAATCTCTCAGTATCAACTGACAACCACTTAGACTCATAGTGATCACCCTCAGGATTCCATGCTTTTGATAGTTCATGATGTATGGAAGGATGTTCACTTATGATTTTGACAAACATCACATTACTTTCCGTTCTCAATGGAGGCCCTGGAGCAGCGCAGACCCAGATACCACTGAAGCCAGATGGGAACCAAAGAAATTCACCGCCTTTCCTCTTTTTCATCAAGTTCATTATCATCTCCAATGAGATTCTCTGATAAAATCTGAGAAGCTGACCAAACATTGTGGACCTTTCCTCTGGATCTCCTTCAAACAGCTCTAACAGAGAGTTTAATGACTCAACATGCTCCGGCAAAACTGACAAATGTGTGGGAGGCAATCTCTGTTTCTCCTTTTCTGACTTCCTTGCTTGTTTCCTACCTGGCCCCTCCATCATCATGGTTTCCTTTTCAAAAGGAGTCACCTGTATGTTGTACATTCCTCTGGGCTCTCCTGAGAAATGAGATCCAAAGCCACCTGAAAACCTGGGAAGAGGAGGGCTATCATCTACACTGAGCTCCCTGACAATAGACTGCGGACAGCCAAGTTGAAGCACCTTCTTAGGCTTCGTTACTGTTGGTGCTTTGTTGAAATCAGCTGACTCAAACTCACTCATGAATCTTTCCAGGTGCTCTGGGGATTTTTCCAGTGAAGGATATCTGTGCAGATCATTCACATCAGAAGTCAGAATGTGTTCATCCATTGCAAGTGCCAATTTTGTAAGGTACTCAGAAGAATCCATCTCATCACTCTCATACTGTGGTTCAGGCAGACCTCTCTTTTTGAAGAACTTGTTCATGTAGTTCTCAGGCATTGTCATTTCAATCTCATCCACCTCTTCATCCCTAAATCCCAGCTGAAGGAGTTCTGAATCAACATTCCAAATACTCAGCAAAAGCTCAGCATTGGAAAGGTGTGAAATCATGGATTCACTTCCATCCCATATGAAGTAGTCTATTGTCACCTGAATTCCAATATCCTGTGCTGCCTTCACTGTTGGTTCATATTTGGCTTCTTTCTTCTTAACCATGAACTCAGGATTTCTTGAGATTGACACCTCACAGATGTGAACCCTTCCATCATCATGCATGCCATAAAGATCTGGAGTCTTGTCAATCCACTCATGAACAGGAAAGGTTTTTGAAATCAATGACACATCCTGACTGTACACCAAACCAGTCTCTGATCTCAGATGTTGTGACAGACTGTGTGTTAATGTATTGTGAAACTTTCTCCTGAACAAGCCATATAGAACTGAACCCGTTTTTATCTCCTCCACTTCTGGTGTTCTTGTATAGTAATCTGTTATCATTGTATGGG